CCTGCTGCTGGCTGAGCAGGTAGTTATTGGATGGAGTTATTTATGAACGTTTTGGAAGTGATGAAAGAGTCTGCTGCATTGCATGATGACAACGGCGACTTGATTGCCAAGGCCGCAATGATTAAAGCCCGCGATGCCGTTGCTGAGCTGATTGAGGCTTTGCAGGCTGTTCTTCCTAGACTCGCCCATGACGCCATTTGTGCGTCAGTAAGACCCTCACATGAATGGGCCGAACACGGAAGCATTACGTTCGATAACTGTTGCTGCGGAATCAATCAAGTGAAATCCGCACTCGCCAAGGCATCGCCCTAATGTGGCCCGCCCTAGCCCTAGCCGGTGTCGGCCTGTTTGTTATTGGCTTCGTTGTCGGGATTAAGTTTGATGATTTTCTTAGGAGTAAGTTTTTATGAAAAAGGTAATGGTTTTTGATTCTGATAAACAGAGCGGCCATCCATTCCCGCAAGCAACGCTTGACCGCATACAAGCCGCATTGGAGAAACCATGAACGCCGCCAGCCTGACCAAAACAATAGACCGGCGCGAGCAGTTTTACGAACGCTGGTCAGCCTATCAAAGAGTCCTGATTCATCGCTACACCAAGATGAAGTCAGCACAAACGAAACTCAACACGCCGGTAAGTGACCGGCAAAGGAATGTGAAGTGAACCAGTCTGAAAAGACCCATTACAGGAAGGCATTTGATAGCCCGTACTTGTCCAGTGCGGATATTGTCGAACACACAGTTTTAACGGTTCGCTGCGTGAAGCTTGAGCCTGACAAAACCAAGAAAACGAAAGACCTATTCAATACGGCTTACTTCGTTGAAAAGGAATTGCGGCCCGGCGAAAAGCTGAAGCCGATGATTCTGAACGCCACGAACAGTAAGACGATGAAGTCACTGACCGGCTCGGCATTTATTGACGACTGGGCCAATGTGCAAGTGACGGTCTACGTTGACCATAACGTGAAGTTTGGCAAGGAAGTATTGGAAGGCTTGCGCATCAGTCCTATGCCCGTAGCGCGCCGCACGTTGACACCAGCGAACGCTACTCAATGGGAAGCAGCCAAGAAAGCATATCTGCGTGATGGCGACCTTGTGGCCGTCCTGTCGCGTGTTGATATGAGCAAAGAACATCAGCTCCAACTGATTGCAGAGTGTTCGCCGCAAGAAACACCGGAGCCTGAACATGCAGTTTCATGACGTAGAGCAAAACACGGAAGTTTGGGATGAGTTGCGACTTGGTAAAGCTACCGCGTCCAACTTCGCGAAATTCATGGCCAATGACGGCTCAGTTTTTGGCGAACCAGCTAAAGACTACGCGCTGAAAATCGCGCTAGAAATTGCGACAGGTAAAAAAGCTGAGTTCAGTTTCAAGAATGACGATATGGAGCGCGGCCAGATTCAGGAGCCGATAGCACGGATGCTTTACGAAGAAGAAACATTTAGCACGGTGACGAATGGCGGGTTTTTCTGTCATGGCACTTATGGAGATTCACCTGACGGCCTTGTCGGTTCTGACGGAGTAGTAGAAATAAAGTCTGTGATTGCAAAGACGCACTACGCCACTCAGCGCCGCAAATCCTTTGACCCGTCCTACAAGTGGCAGCTACTTGGTCACTTGGATTGCACAGGCAGGAAATGGGTGGACTTCGTTAGCTACTGCGCAGACTTCCCAGAAGGCCAGCAGCTAATCATTCACAGGCTACACGCGGAAAACTGGAAGGAAGATATTGAGCGTCTTGTGCTACGGCGCGAGAAGTTTTTGGAACTTGTCGAATCTACATACATTTCACTAAAGGAACCTGTTTATGGGTAACGAAATCGAGTTTATCAACGGCCTTTCATTCAAGGCCCCAAAAGACGGCGCACCAGAATACGTCAAGGCGAAGGGGTCAATTAAACGTTCAGACCTTATCGCATGGCTTGGCGCCAAGGAAGGCGAATGGGTAAATTTTGACCTGAAAGTATCGAATGGCGGCAAGTGGTATGCAGCCGTGGATAACTGGAAGCCGAATAATTCAGAACAGGCTAACCGAGCCGGGCAGGCAGCTAATCAGGCAAGGGGCGAGCAAAACGCAGGGGCACGAAACGCGGCAGCAGTTGAGCAAGCGAGGCAAGACGCATTTACCGACGACATTCCGTTCTAACTTTCAATGGCGCCGCAGCGCCGCACGGTTGATGGGGAGGGTGAGGTGAATAATCTAAAAATGCTACGTGAAAATAACGCATATAGCTTGCAGGACTTGGCTGAGCTTTGCGGTGTATCGAAGCCGCAACTTCATGTGCTTGAAAAGCCGGATGCTAATCCGACATTGCTAACTGCTTATAAAATTGCCTCAGTATTCGATGTTCGCGTGACTGATATTTGGCCTAACAATTTCAAGGTAATTGAAACCACTATAAAAGTCCGGCGAGTCGTCGGAAAGGAGCAAACCCCATGACAAATTTAGCGGCGGCGGTTGAGGAACTAAAGGAATTGATGAGGCTATCAAAGTCCGCAACGCAAGGATATTGGAACGAGGACGAAGGCGGCGATGTTGTCCGTGATGATGGCACTACAATATTTTCAAGGCAGGCTAGTGAGTGTGGAATACCTCTTGACGAGTCATTTGCGAATACAACACTTACAGTTCAGGCTGTAAACGTCATCAAGATTCACGGCGAAACAATCCTAGCCGAGCTGGGCAGGGGTGCGGGGGAGATTGTTGGGCATGTGCACGTTGACTCATTGGAAGAAATTATCTCCGGAAAGTTATCGGCTGTCGTCATATTCAAAGAGCCTCACGAGAAAACAGCGCCACTATTCGCCCACCCACCCGTGGCAGGGCTGGCTGAGTTGACGGATGCTCAATTAGTCGAGTTATTTGATTACATTGAAGTCGCTAGAGGCAACGCTGCTCAGAAACACTGGGCATCCAGCGAAACAATGCAAAGCTGGGAAGCTAGGCGAAAAGTAGTAATAGCCAAAGCCGCCCGCGAATTTTTGGGGAAGGTCGAATGAGAAAGTTTTTGCAATTTATTGGGTTTTTCGTTGTTGTATCTACACTGGTTGTCGCGCTGTTGACGGCTATCTATTGGATTTATTTATTCGGCTTCACTATGCCGAGAATAGGGCACTGAAATGAAAGACGTAAAGTTGGGTAATTTAATCGGCGCGATTATCGGAGCACCAGCACTGATCTGGTTATCATTTTGTGTCGGATGGCAAACGACTATTTCCGCTGGCCTAGTGGCTTTCTCACTATTCGCCATTTATATGGCAAACAAGGACTCGCAAAAATGACCGACACCAGGGATAGTTTGCAAAGGGTAATTGATGAAGTGCTTGATGAGTATGCCGAAATAATGAATGCATACCTATTTCCATCAGAGCATCACCTATGCCGAGATTGCAACAGCCGCCATGATGAGTGGCATAAAGACGGGTGCGTTGGCGCTAGTATTTTGTCAGGCATTTAATCTTATTTTGTAACCCAGGGCTTAGCCAAGCTAACTTGTTGATATGGATAAGATAAATTTCTCGTGTTAGCTAAAAATTAAAGATATTGAACCAGGAAAATTGCAGATAGCTAACCCCGCAACGTGCGGGGGTTATACCCCGGCCTGTAATGCTACCCCTGCAACATCTAGCCGAACGGCAAGAGCAGTAGAGCCATTCGTCCTGAAGGCATGTACTCCATTCAAGAAAGTAGTGTTTGCTGGTAAAGCAGTGCCCGCAGTCCCCGTAAGCGTTCCTGTTGCAACATCACCCGTATTTAGACGTGTCACTCTGTAATAAACAGAATTATTTGAAGATGGAAGATTTAATAGCTCTAGCATGTATATATCAGTATTTCGGGTATTACATGGGAAATTTGCGCCAAGACTAACAGGGGTCTATGCAGAGCTTCCGCCGTAATAAATGGACATAACAGTATCCCCTGTTTTATGTCCCATTCCTAAATAGTTCGTAAAGACCGATGGGTCAAATCCACCTCCAGGAGCCGATGTATTAGATATTACACCAACAAACATTGCAGCATTTGCTACGGTGGCAGCATCAGAAATTCCAAAAATACTAACGTAGCGAAATCCGCCATTGTCAGGAGTCCCCGGAACTCCCATTGTAAATGTTTGCCCAGTTGATCTTATGCCAGCCAAGCTGCTTGCCCCGGCACTGCTTTCATATTGTACGCGAGTAGTCCTAGTGAAATAGTTTGTAGAAGCAAGCGCAACTGCATTTGCCGTCCCTGTCGTTACCAAGCTGACACCTCCGATCTTATCCATGGTAGTCAACTAAGGGGATGACGGAGTATATATTTCAATATGAGGCTTTATTGATCCCATCAGGGATAGATATTTCCCTAAAGAACCAATGGTTAGACTTTTATTTGTTCCAGTGGCTGCCAAGCTGGTATCTGAAACATCAAGAATTTCAAATAAGTCAGAGGCAGACAAATCCTACCCAATATCAGTTAAATCTGTAATCTTGCCAGCCATTATGCTTCCTTCTTTCGATATGTGCCGTCTTCAAGTAAACGGGCCGTAGTGTCTTCAAGTGTCCTTGCGTCTGATGGCGGGCCGGGAGGCGCGGTATTGACCTTGGATGCCATGATGCCGCCAAGCATTAGTGTGAATATCATGCGTCTGTACCTGCTGAGGTAGTCATGTATAGCCGTATTCCAATCAATCCAGCGTCAATAGCTAGGGTGTCGCCAGCGTTGGCTGTTACTCGGGTAATTTTGAAATACACGATATCCCCTACGGCTGGGGTTCCTGCAATGGTTACGGCTGCGCTTCTTGCGGATCGGTAGTAATTATTGGTTGTTCCGCCTGTATCAGTTACCACTACGGCAGTCCCGAAGCTCTAATTAAGCGATTCGTTATCAGAAACAGCAAGCCCTTCAATAGACCACGCAGTTCCGAAATTTACCGTTGTCGCTGCATGCGTCCATAATACTTCAAACGTGACAGTGCCTTCATCCCAGCTTTCAGGCATAGGGATTGCAAAGTGCGCAGCCTCATCAGTAGCGGCATCAAAATAAAGTACGTTTGCATCTGGCTTGCCAGAACCCATTGCCACGGTTGTCAGTGTAGAACACCCTGCCGTATTGGCTGGAATCATGCCAGCAGCGACAATCGGAACCATATGCAGACCAACGGATTCGCCCGTCTTTTCTGCCCACGTGCCGTCATAAACCCAAGTGGTATTCGTGGCCGTCGAGTAAACAGAAAGCCCCTCAAACGGCGTGTATTCATACCAGTTTCCCGATAGGTAGTAGGCAAGCGATCCGACAGAAAAGGTTGCCCAAACCGTGCCGGTTCTGCCTGCTGGCAAAACGTATAGGTCCCCGCTAGTCGGAGCGCCCGGCTCGGCAGTAACCGTAGTGCTGACCACTGGCCTGCTTAGTACGTCGAGCCTCTATGCATTGGCATTAGCCGGAATATCAGCCCCAAGAATACCGGAGGGCCATCTGTCAAAATCTTTTAACTCTATCGCCGCCATCAAATCACTCCTGAAACATTAGGGCCGGTTTTGTTGGTAATCCGGTTAATTGGTTGAACGGTTACTGTCACTGGCGAGCCGAGGGCAGAAGCGTCATATGTTGCTGTCGTGCTGTAACTATCGGGCAGCGTTATTGTTGTAGAGCCATCACCAAAGCTAACCCTAAATCCACGGTCATTTACTGACTGAATCGGATTTACCGTAGTTCCAAACCTATAGCGCGGCGTCCAAGTTGCAGTAATCACATCAGAGCCATCGCGCTCAAGCTCAAGAAAGCATGGTGAAAACTCAAGCTGAGAATATGCTGGCGACCATGTATTAACGTATTCGGCAGAGTCTTCCGGTGAGTTTCCGTAAGAAGTTGCGCGATGGGTTAATTCAACACCAAGCAAGCTAGACGATGTTTCGATAAAAGTAGCGCCGCTGAGCAGAACGACCCTATCGCCTGCCGTATGAGCTGCCGAAGATGTTGCAAGCCTGCCACGAACCAAAGTAGTAAGAACCCAAACTCCCGGAGATTCTTCCGTTGCATCTTGATACTGCATAATCTCATCGCCCACCAAGATGGCGTTACCTTCCTGCAATAACTGAGTGTAGGTAATAGACGGCATATCGGAATCATCTGGGCCGTACATCTGGAACCTAATCCGGTTAGTCGTATCCAAGACATATTCCGATGCCGCAGAGACATTATCTAGTAACTGCCCCATTCTTGCCGCTGTCGTCACATTGGCGATAGTGGAATAAGTAGCACCGCCATCTATAGAGCGTTCGACAGTGCAGCCCTGCCAAGGCTCCAACTCACCGCGACAAGCAATGTAGTAACCAAGCCTGTCATCGGCATCTATCAAGCTTGGGCAGTTGATAAATTCAAAATAGGTAATGCCCGGAAGACTGCTCACCGGGTCTAGCGGATCGGGCGGCTGCTCGCCTATTGCGTTGGAAAAGTACGAGCTTTGCCGGTCGTGACGAGCCTAAACATTCACCACGCCATCAGCACATTCTACCCGCTCAATTCTAGCCCTGTAGGTTCTGTCGCGAATGTTCAGGTTGATGCAATCGGTAGGCGTTAGGTATGACTTGTTATCGGCAACTTTGAACTTTATTTCACCGCCTGTATCTACCCATGCCACTTTCATCAGCTTATCGCATACCTGGGCGGCTTGATCCTTATCAAGCACCACGGGAACCTCTACAGTCACTTCCCCTACAACACGAATATCAGGAGATGACCGGCTTACCGTCTGCTTAGTAGGGGCATAGCCAAGTTCTGCGTTCTGGTAGGAAAGATGCATCTTTTTCGGAAACTCTAGCTCTTGCTCCCTTGTCATTTCTTCCGGGTCTTCCAGCATGTCCGATTCGCTGATTGTCTCTACTACTTCGCCGCCGCGCTTAACGAAATGCAAAACGCCATCCCATTCGCCAGAGTCGAAAAAGTAAACCCGCTGCAAACTCTTTATACACTCGCCA